GCTGCAGCAAGCCGCTCGCTGTGGTCACGCGCGCCGTCTCTCGGCCGTTGTTGTTGTCGTAGTTGCGGTTTGCCCGCTGCATCTGACTCTGGAGCCATTCGATCATATTGGTGGAACGAATGCCGCTTTGCAGGCCGCCGAGTCTCGCGATACCTCCGCCGCGGCCTTGATTGACACGGACCACGGCGCCGGGCACGTTCGTGAATTCCTCTCCCGGGGCCAGTGCGCCTTCTTCAACGATCACGACGTCATTGGCCATCATCTCATCATTGAACAGGCCAGTTGCAAGCTCACGGTCCGCCGCGTCCACCAGCGCCATGATCGGCTCAAGCTCACTCTTATTCCAGAACTGCGTCTCATCCCGAATGCACCAGTAGTGCACGAACGGAAACAGATCGCACTGCTCACCGGTCTTCATCCAGTAGTTTGGGATGTGCTTGAGCTCCATGCCGCCCGCCTGAATGCTGCACCCGATCGCGCCGGCCTTTACCCCCTTGCTGTCGAAGGGTTGGCGGTACCAGAATTCGAGCACCTGGACCAGATCGTCCCGCGCCGCTGTGCTCTGCGTATAAGGCTCCAGAATGTCGTCCTGCTCGCGGTAGGTCGCCGCGCTCACCACGTCGTCCAACGCCTTGTCCTGCCGCTTGAGCTCGTCGTGATAGAGACGCCAGAACTTGAGCTTATGCATGGTGTAGACGTAGAACACGTACTCGCCCGCCTGCAATCCTTTGCCGCCCGCCGTCGGGTCCGGGTAGATATCCTGCGGCGACACATCGACGACGCGAATATTGCCTCTGCGGTCGCCGCACGGCATTGTCTCATCCCAGTACGCTTTCCAAAACGCATCTCCCAACTTGCGGAGCCTGCGCTCATTGCTGGTGTTGAGGTCGTCAAGGCTGTTTGCCTCGGCGATGTAGCGGACAGCAAGCTCACGCTCATGCGCTTTCTTTCCGTCAAGGTCATCGTCGCGACCGTGGAACTCGGGCCGCGGCACGTTCGGGTCGATCTGGCTCTCAACCATGATGTACGGGTCCGGCACACACGCCAACAGCGGGGATAAACCGAATTCCTCCCTGGCCTCCGCCATCTCCCGCGCCGTGTCGTGGGCGAAGTTGTAATAGTCGTTGTACCGCCGCCACTCCGCCTCGCGGACGGCGCGCTCGTCCTTTGCCTGCTGAAACAGCCACTCCGCCGTGGCGATACGCCCCTCCGCGGTCTCGTAGTCGTACACGCGGCCTTTTTCGTACCGCTCCGGCGTCGGCGTTTTCTTGAAAAAACCCATCTCGTCCTCACATCCTCCTGTGTCGTTTCTTTCCGTTCAGCCGGTCGATCAGCTTCTCCCTCGGCGCTTCGCTCGGCGCCGCGCTTTTCGCCGTCCAGTACACGCACCAGCCCCGCAGCGCGTCCGGCGCGTGGGTCAGCTCATGCGGCGTGTTGGCGACGTCGTTCGGCTTTTTCTCGTCATATTGCAAAAGCGGCAGCGTGCGGATGATGTTCCGGCAGTTTGGGAAAAAGTGAAGCCTCGGCTCGCCGTCGCGGACCTTCAGCCACTCCTTGACTGCCATCCAGCCGTCTACGCGGTCGTTGCTGGTCTTCGTCAGATACACTCCATGCTCCGCAAAGATATCCGCAACGCTCTTGCCGGTCTCCTGCCGCGCGTTCCAGAGGTCGGGCGGCGCAAGATACGCCGTGATCCACCGTCCGTCGCCCAGCGCCTTGACCGCCTTCGCCGCCTCGGAGACGATCAGCCCGTCGTGCCCTTCGCCTAAGTCCCGGCCCTCGTAGACCTCGCCGACCACATAGGCGTCGCCGGTATCGTCCACGCCGATGAGCAGCGCCGCCAGCATATCCAGTCCGTAGTCGATGGAGATGTACCACCGCCACCACTCCGGCGGCTGGAACGGCTCGCACACATGCTTCTCGCGCTCCCACTCGGTGAAATACTGCCCCACGAACACATCCCAGTTGCCATCCCGCCACGCCTCGCGCAGTCCGCTCGGCAGATTGTCGAGCCGTCGAACATACTCAGGATCCTTCTCCATGAGGATCCGGTTGTCTGTGACCAGAGCCTTGAAGAAAACATAGTCCTCCGGGCGTTCGCCCTTCTTGAACTGCCTGTCAATGAACAGCCGCTTGACCCATGCATGGCCGACGCCTCCGGGGTTGCAGGTCAGATACATGCGCTTCGGGAAGTCGTTCACGCCGCGCAGGCACGCCGTCAGCGTGGAATACTGATATTCTGTGAAGTGCGTCGCCTCGTCCATAAAAATGACGTCGTACTCCTGGCCTTGGTACTGATCCACGTCGCTCTCGCTGTCACAGTACCCGAAAGCGATCAGGCTGCCGTTTGGGAACTCGAACGCCTTGTCCGTCGCCTTGTAGTCCGCGACGCCGTTGAGCTGAGCACGCAGGATCCTGATGTGGTTTTCGCGCAGCTCCACCAGCGTCCGGCGCATAATCAGGATGCGGATACCCGCCCAACGCGCCGCCATGAGGATGGACTTTTGCCGCACGCACCAGCTTTTGCCGCCGCCTCGCGCACCGCCATAGCAGACGAAGCGCTCACGAGCATCGAAGAAGGGCTGCTGCGCCGGCTGCGGCGACTCCAGCGTCAGCGTTTTAGCCGCCATCGTCGAATGCCTTCCCCGCGATCTGGAGCGTTACCGCTCCGCCGTCCTCCGTGCCGAGCTTCACCGGCGCGTCGTAGCCGAGCATCTTGGACATTTGCTCGATCGCCTTCGCGGCGCCCTTGGCGTCGAAGCGATATTCCCCGCTTTCGACCCACGACTTTGACTCAGCGTCCCAGGTCATGACCGGCTCGGCCGCCATGCACCGCTGCTTGATTTCCAGCAGCTGGGCGATCAGGCCGTTCTTGGTCACGCCGGCGCTCTCGGCCTGCTCCCGGAGCAGCGCGTCGATGTACTCCCGCACCTTCGGTTTCCGCAGCAGCTTGGAGCCTTTGTTCGCGGCTGCCGGTTTCGTGCCGTCAAAGCCCATGCGCAGGACAGCCGCCGTCGCGTTGTAATCCGCCAGGTACTCGCGGGCAAACGTCCTCTCCTCCGGCTTCAAAGCCTTCTCCAGCTCCGTGATCGTCATGCTCTCACCTCCCCCCTCGTCGATTTCCCATCACGCACCCGCGGAAGAAAGCCTAAGACCGCGCCCGCCTCTCCGCGTGGCGTCTCACCGCTTCTCACCGATCGGGCATGAAAAAAAGCCCGCACCACCGTCGTCCCCTCTGGGACAGCGATAGCGCGGGCCGCAAAATCGGCGCTGGCTCATGCCGTATTGATTATCTTGCTGTCAGTATATACAAGTATTTTCGGCTTTGCAAGTCCTTTTTGTTATTTGTTCCTGAATAACCACTGTATTCCAAGAAGATGTCGCGCGCACGCGTACGCGCGCGTTAATTCAAATTGCCAAACGTTTGGGAATTTTTTTCAAAAAAGAAACCCGCGCAAGATGTTCTATCCCTTGATAGAGGTCATCTTAGCGCGGGCCGCAGACTTCGGCGCTGGCTCCTGATATTCTGATGATCGTTTCATTTTTGCAGCGAGGGCACCAAAGCGGGAGATTGTCAGCCTTGGTATTCTCGTCGATCCGCTGCGGCGTCCGCTGGCGGCAGACAGGGCAGACGAGAAAGCCCTTTTTTACTTTCAGTTCCATTCTTTCCTCCATAGCCCATCCGCTTCATGGCTTTGCGGCAGGCCTGTGTGTTGTCCGGCAGCAACCAGGATAACTTTGAGAAGGCTCCCCAGCCGTTTGAGAAAACCTCCGCGCATCCAGTCGGTGTGGAAAAGCAGATTGCGCTCTTGTCCGGCGTGATTGTTCCGTCATCGTCCATCCAGCGCTCTGGCTCCGTGATCTTGCCCCTCAGCGAACGGCTGCACGTCCTCGGATGCTTTCCGACCGGGATCATATAGCCGTCTTGTCGTTCTTTCGTAAAATACATGGCAAGTCTCCGAAACCCGCTCTTGTCAGCGAGAACCCACTCAGGAGGCTTGCACATCCCGAAAGTCCAAAGCCTTTGTATGTCGCATGGGTCCAGCTCCTTCGCATCGCAGATCAGATGGATGTGATAAGGCTCATGCAGGCCCTCGATGATTGGGATATAGTCAAAGCTCTTCGGTTTCCCCTGGCGTTGGCGCTCACGCCGCACAGCTTGCATGAAGCTGTGCAGCGCGGCACGTACGCCGTCGAAGTTCTTCGGCAGGTTCTCCGGAGAGAATGTAAGGATGTAATGCATCGCGTTCCACCCGATTGCGGCCATCTGGATCTCCAGTCTGTCAGCCTGTGATCTGTTCACCGCCGTGCGGATATGCCGTTTTGCCTCGGCCTTGCCCCTCCGTGCTGTCGGCGCGTCCTCGCTGCTGAATCTCGGACGCTGCGCGCGGCACTCCTTGACCAACGGCCCCACGCTCTGGCGGCAGCAATACCATCGCGTCACAAGCTTCGTATCGCTCGCCCTGCTGTGTCCGGCAGGGCTCGTTCGCTCCGCTGCTCCGCTCCTTCCCACGTGACCCGCTTCGCTGGGCTCGCGCGGGAGCCCTTGTTTTTTCAAACTCACCCCTCCGTTCTCTCCTCAACATAGCACCAGCTTTGGGGCGGCCTATGCAGCCAGTTTCCGCAAGGTATATCAAAATACCTCAGCCCCGGTAAAAGTGCCTTTGCCTCGTCGCCTTTTACTCCGTATTCACAGTCTTTACACCACGGCCACCCGTTCTTAATACACGGCTTGAAAAACTCGCTTATCTCGCGCGGCTTGTCGTAGATGGTCAATTTGGATATGTGCAGGCCGTGTCCCGCTTTTCCGTTGCCGAGGTATTCCATGATCTCCACATCGGAAAGGCAAGTGCCCGGCACTTCGTAATGCGTTACTAGAGCCGCCGGATCGCTGCACGAAAACAGAAGTGGAATGTCCTTGTCGCATATAAATTCCGCCCACACGTGGCCTTTGCGAAGTCCCCACTTCTCACGGTTCCACACAGCGACCTCGCCGTGCAGATCATCCCGGAAGAACTCGTTGCATCCGCTCAACGTACAGTAAAGATAGCCCTTGTATGGCGTCGGTATCTTTGGCGCGGTTTTCCGCACTTCAACGATCTTTTCTCTTGCGGCGATCTTTCGGCTCCAATTCGGACGCACGCTGAACATGACAGCTATTTCACCGCTCATTTCTTCCCCCTCGTTTCTGCGTATTCTTGCTCCCACCATTCTTTGCACTTTTTGCAATCGTATTTCTCGCAGGCTCCTTGTTTTAAGTACCCGCACGGGCTTCCACCACATCCCATTTTTTTATCAGGCAAATTATCGACCGAAAATCC